GCTCTGTATCCACTGCCTGCATCTGTAAGTTTAATAGTTGTAACTGCATTATATACAGTACCACTGCCGCCTTTGACCACGGTAAAAATTGCACCTAGTCCATTGCCTGATGTTTCATCTACAGTAACATTTTGGTAAGTTGCGTTGGCAGTTACGCTAGTTCCAGTTATGTTGATATATGTGGGAGCTAATGGTGTTAGTGTTTGTGATGGTATTGCAAATGTAACTTGCCACTTGTAGTCGTCTTCTGTCTCGCCAGTTTGTGTCTTGCTAGTATAACTTGAAATAGCAATTAGCTCTGATTTGATCTTGACAGAGTCATAATTAAAAGAAGATTGATTACTTGCTATTTTTACAAATTCGCCAGTGGTCAAATTATGAGTTTCTTCAGTTACCAATGTAGAAATGTTTCTAGTTCTTGATACGCCAATGATGTTATACAAGTTATTTGTTTTTATAATATCTTTTACTTTGTAACTTCTAAAAGATTTCCACAGTGACTGATATTCGCCTTCGGTATTAAATTGTACTGGCTTGCCAATGATTTCACCGTCTAAGTTTAAATTCAATCCTGTAGGCAAACTACCACTTTCTACTGTGTATAATATTGCATCCTTGGTAATGGTACTAGCAGCTTGAACTTTTAACGTGCTGACATAATTAGCGCTGATTGTTCCTAAATCTGTTGGTGAGATCCATTGCATCGCGCTTTCAACTTCACCTAGAATATTCACGTGGAATACCCTCTTACTCATTGAAGTCTCACTGCCTTCACCGAATCTAATAGCGCTAACTGTAAAGTCGTAGCTGGATGTGATAGCAGGTTGATAAGGAACAACACCAAACACTTCCGATGTAGTTGCGTCGAATTGCATACCCGGAGGCAATACGCTTTCTGTTCCAATATAAACAGTCGAGCCATTGGGAATAGTAATAAGCAATGGCGGAGTAACAGTCATTCTATACAAGTCAGTGCCCAATGGCTCAACATCTGTAATTGTATAGACTTGCTCGCCTGCGCCTACTACAGCATTTAATAACGAAATTTGATAGCCAACTTCCGGAGCACCATTTATTCTATCCATTCTAATAATGGTCGATCCTTCTCTATTGTCTGATGCATTTTCTCTTTGTGCAAGTCCATTCATAACAGCATTGACACTGTCTAGTTGATAGACTACAGGACCCAATTCTGTAAATCCTTGAAATATATCCAACTTAAATGTTTGATAGTTATTGGCTCTACGAGTACCTAAATTGTTAGGAGTGGTCCAAATTGGCGCACGTACATATGTAATGTCAGCAGTATATACACCTGTACCTGCTTTTGTTATTACGTTGTCTGCTCTAAAGAAGTCATCACCTACAACATATATTCTAAACTTTCTAGTTGTAACTGTATCTCCGTCGGTAATAGTAACAATGAATTCGTAGTTTCTATTAAGTTTTCTTGGAAATGCTGAATCAACACTAAAATCATACACTGTTAAATCATAGACATATGTATCATATCCATTGCTAGAACGATATCCATAATCATAAGCTACACTGTCGTACAGATCTTCGTCATAGTTGCCGTTGCCTGCGTTTAGTGGTATTTGTAATACTGGTTGAATAAATCCGGTAATCCTGCCATCTTCTGTTAAGATCAATCCAGGCGGAAGTTCTCCGTCATCACTGGCAATAAAAAACTTAATAGTTTGACCAGCAGTGGTGTCAGTATCTATTGCGTTAAGTTGAAAATCAACAAAGCTAGTGTCTAGTATATAATAAGCATCATTAGTACCAATTGGCAACAGGCCTGCAGGTTGCAACCACACTGGTTCATCTGCACCATTTACTGTTATGTTATAAGTTCTATCACTGAAGCCCGTTGTGCCAGTTGCTCTAATACAGAATTGAAATTCCGTACTTCTTGGAACTTCATAGGCACTGCCTACTATATTAGTGCCATCTAGCCTCAAACCAGGCGGCAATTTTCCTGTAATTACTTTAAATGTTATACCAGCAGAATTCTCTACCGGCAAAGGTATGTTTGTAATTTCTCTTTCATTTATTGCGGTAAAACTATATCCCGACGGTTGCGTCCATACTGATAGTGCCATTTCAGCTCCATTTACAGTATTTAACCAAAAAACAGTTTAAATCAAAGTGATCTAAATATTCTTGGTCTAGGAAAAACCATACCGGAAACAGGTCTTGGCTTGTAGTTAATTTTAGGAAATACTGAACCTGATGTTTGACGTTCTTTATAATAATATAAAACCTTGTTCTCACCACCGCGCAATGAGGTAGTATTTAGGTAATCTTCAGAATCTGAATCTGTAATTTTCCCAGTTTGCGCATAGTTCATTATGTATTCTTTTGCTTCTAGTTGAGTCATCCTAGGATAACTTTCTAATGCAATAGCCAATACTCCACTAACTTGTGCTGCTGCACTACTACTACCATTAAACTGTTGATAAGCATATCCTATCACAACGTAGTCACTAAATCCTCCAGTAACTGGAGTACTGGCTACATCATCTCCCGGATTGCTATATCTAAATGACGTAGGACTAACATATGTAACACTAGTCAGCACTTCTATAAAACTAGGATCACTATCTAAGTATGTAGTAACAAGATTACCGTTTGATAATCCGTGACTAGTAGCTGTTACTATTGTAGCTATATTGTCAGTTCTGCTAAAACTTTGTATGTTATGATTGGCAGATTGTCCTACTGGTTTATTTGTATTTCCGTAAGTATAGGCACTGGTGTCATATACGCTGGAAATAATACGTTCTCCTGCTGCATACAAATCAACACCCGGTCCTGAATTACTAGTTACGCTTTTGGTTTCTGTTGCACTGCTGTTTAACGATCCCACATTTAATACACTATCAACTGATCTACCTGGACTAGTGCCTCGATGGTAATAATAAGTTAATCCGCCAGCTACTAGATAGTTGTTGTAATTTACGCCACCCTCGGCATCTACTAGCCAATTGTCATTACCTGCACTTCCTACAAAAATAATACCATCGTCGATAGCATCTGCAATGTCAGCATCTATGCTTGCATTTCGCAACGGCATTTTTTCTCCGTTTTGCAAAATACCATAATCTTGTAATTGAGCACTGGTAAATTGAGCTCTGCTGGCTGCGTTGGTACCAATATGCACATCAATTTGGTTAATCGTTGCTTCGTGGAATACCATTTCCCATTCGATATTAGGTGAGCCTGCCACGCCTCCTTGCGGAGCATCGTATCCTTCAAATCTAATTCTAAATAGTCTAGAGCCAGCAGTTCCTGTAATTGAATAAAATACTTTTTGGAAACTTCTATCTCCGGATGAAATCATAATCTTTCTAAGCAACGGTGCTGAAGGTCCAACGGCAAATGCTCTTGAGCTTGTATAAGAATTAATAGGACCAAATGTAACATAGCTGTTTGAGCTTACATTTATATAAGTATGATTTTGACCATTAAATGCTACTGTCCATGGTGCTGTAATTCTCCAAGCAGCATCGTCTTCTGAACTAATACTTGTTTCATCAAATGTTGATGGAGTAAATGTAGCAGTACCTGTGCCAGTTAAAGAGCCAGACAATCCGCTCACTGCGGTTCCAGCAGTTGCGTTAGCTGGGCTAGTTGCCAATCGAAATGATGTTGCTAAAATAGCAAACGCATAATATGTAGTGTTAGCAGTTAATCCGGTAATGCCAGTAACATTAGACAGCGTCACTTCTTGGCCTACTTCAAACACTCCATAGGCTCTCATATCATCTGTACCAGTAACAGTAACAGTGGCATTGGCAGCATTAATACTGTTATATGTACGCACACCTAATTGCGTCATTCCTGCACTGCCTACTAGCGTATTTGTCAATGCAGAACAATTGTTAATCGATCCAGTAGTAAGTAATCTAAAACTGGCGTTTTCTAGAACACTGTTGTAAAAAGTCAATTCCGCAGTGGAAGTTGATCCAAAAGTTTGTGCTGCACCGAATGAAATTTTAAATGTAATTGTAGATGAAGAATCATCTACTTCTATAATTCTTGCATCAAGCGGAAAGTTTCCCGCAGCGTCTGTTACATAATCACCTATTGCAATTCGACCAGTTAGGTTTGAAGAAGCCACACTGCCATTGACTTGAACGCTGCTACTTGAAGCATCGATAGATGCACTAGCAGTAGTAGTCCCTACTACTACAGTTGGATCAGATAACTCGTCTCTAAACGCACCCAGCAATTCATTTGTAGTAGCCCATCCGCTATAGCCTGTGTCTAATGGGATATTTCCAAGATCTTCGGGCAATATTTCTGCACCTTGATAGTATATTTCAGGAAAATTACTTGCTTGTAAAAATACATTATAGGAAAGACCCCAACTGCAATTAACAAGCGTTGGATTTTTAACTCCAGTTTCTGGATTAACTGTTTTGGCATTATGAAATGCTCGAATATAATCAATAACATATTCAATAGGAAGGTCAGCGTTGGGCTGATCGTTGAAATTGTTCTTGATATTATAGATGTTGGCGTCTCTAGCCCATCCTTGTGTTATACCTGCAACTGTACCTGCAATGTGCGTTGCATGATTATTGTATTGTGTATAATCTGTAAAGTCGTATGTGGATAGGGGATTATCAGGCCAAACAGTTTCATTGTGAATACCAAACCAGTCATAGTCTTGCACACGACCACTAAATTCAATATGATCAGGGAATACGGTCTCGTCGCAAATAACAACATCGACATTTTTACCAGAGCCTGTAACATTAACTGTTGCAGTTTGATTTCCGCTCCAGCCTGAGATTGGATCAGTTAAAGTAGAACGTAGTAGTCCCCAATTTACATCGCCCGAGGCATTTGTTGCGCCCTTGTTCCATTGAGCACTAGTTTGACTAAAGTGACTTTCAGGTTTACCATTGAGATTTTTTAAGGTGTTACTAACTGACTCAACTCTAGGGTCAGTTAGTAAAACTGCAACTTCTTCGTCCCTTAGCATATAGTGTGTGCTTCTACTTACTAATCGACGATGTACGCATTTTACTGCTCTAAAAGGAACTTGACCTGTACTTCCTGTGTTTTCCATTTCTTGGTAGAACGCTTCGAGATCATCATAATTTCGAAGAGTTACTACATATTCTTTTAGAGCTGTTGTCATAATTATGCTTCTAGTTGTAATACTGTCAATGTTGTGGTAATAGTAGCTGTACTACCGCTCTTGTTAGTTACGGCTGCGTATATAGTAGTTGCAGGTGATCCGTCATTATTAAATCCAATTGTGCCCGGAGTAATTACAACAGTTTGCGCACCAGTTGTAATTACTTCTGCAATTACTCCTGCGCCTGGTGTAGGATCAGTGCCTTCAGCTCTTGAAGAATCATTGCTTCTACTAGTTGAATCTGTATAAATTCTAACCCATGCTGCTGCACTAGTTTGCACTTTTAACAATGCGTAGGACTTAAATCCTGTGATAGAAATATTACCTGTAGCACCGTTTGCTAAACTTCCAGTAGTTGCAGCCGCAGCAGTTCTTGAACCTAGGCCAGCGCCGCCGCCTCCGCCTGACACTGTAGTAAATGTAAATGTACCAGAACCGTTGGTTGTTAATACTTGTCCAGCTGTGCCGTCAGTAATTCCTAAATCAGTCAATTCGGTTGGAATTGTCGGAGCACCTGTTAAGCTAGCGTATGCACCATCAAACAACAAATTAGTTGTATCATCTAAGTCTGCAATGTCTGCTGGAATTGCTGGAGCACCAGTTAAGTCTGCATAATCTCCACTGAACAACAAACCAGTGCTGTCAAGCAAGTCTGAAACATCTTCTGGAATAATAGGAAGTCCAGTTAAGTCGTCATAGCTACCACTAGTAGCAACAGTAGCTAATACAGGAGTTCCACTAACATCGCTGTAGGCAATAGTTGCGAATGCTGTTGCATAATCTGTGCCGCTAGTCTTGCGTAGGTATTGTCCAGTTGTTCCGCCAGTTGGAACACCTTGACCGTTAGTACCTGCAGGTCCTTGGAATGCACCTAGATCAACGAAACTAGATCCGTTATATACCCAAAGGCGTGTAGGTGTTGGACTTAATGCTATATATGCATCACCAGTGGTATTTCCACTACCTGGCAATGCTGCCGACGTAGCAACAGTTCCTTTTAATAGTATTGTACCAATCAATACGCCGCCTACAGTTGTACCTGCAGGTAACGCAACAGTACCAGTACCGTTGCCAGCTAATGTCAAGTTTCCATTGGTTGTACGAGCTGTAATAGTATCAACTAATACGCTGCTGCTTAAAGTTAGAGTTGTTCCAGTTCTGTGAGTAATTTCATTTACTAACAATTTACCGTCTTGAATAACAACTACAGGAGCCAATGTGCCGCCTTGTGCAGTTGCCAAGAAAGCCAATGCTGTAGGAATACTACCACTGGCCAATGTACCATATGCTGTTGCACTGATCATACCAGACAATGTATATGTGTTATCAACACCGCGTCCAACGAATGAAATTTTACCAAGCTGCATGTTTGCTGTAACAGCAGTAGGTGCTAGTCTGGTTCCAGTACTTCTTTGGAATATAAATCCATTGGCTGTAGTACTTGCATAGTGGTTAGCAAATACTAGTCCTTTAACAAGACTACCACTAGAAGCAACTTCGTTTGCAACAATAGCATCTGTAACTTGAACAGTTTCACCAATCAAAGTGGTTGCATCTACCCTACCAGTTACTCCTAATGTTGCAGTAGTCTTATTCCAAGATAATGCAGCTCCAGTTGGGACAACAACGTTACTAGCAGTGTCGTAGTATGCAATACGACCTGTGGCGTCACTTTCTGCAACTCGTCCATTGACGTTGTTAATAGTAATGTTATTGGCAGTTGGGCCTGAGCCAATTGTCAGTTCCATACCTGTACCTGCAAAAAGATTTGCAGTGCCTACAAGTGCTTCAGTAATAGAATTTGTAATTTTTATTCTTGCTGCAATAGCTCCACCGCCAGCAGCTAAACTTTCAACTCCAAGTGTAAAGTTTGGAACATCAACTTTAATGTTGGTAGCGTTTAATCTTGAAATAACAGCTGATCCGCTGCCGACAAAGTTAATGCTACTAAGAGCGCCGCTACCATTTGTCAGTTTAAATGTAGCGCCAGTTGATCCGCCTGACGAAAATGCATCAGCAGTTGTAGTAACGTTTTGTCCGGCAATGTTGATAGTACCAGGGCTTGTTCTAGTAATCGTTGTATT